TTCCCTTCCCCCCCCCCCCCCGCCTATGGGCGGGTGATTTCCTATATGCCAATAATAGCACATTGGTTATACCGCTGTCAATAGGTTTTTGGGCAAAATTCCGGGCAAAATTCCGATAAATGGGCACAAAAAGAAGGCCCCCCGAGTTGCCTAAGCTCAGGGGGCCAAAGAGAAGGAGGACCCGCAACGCGCCGTGGAGGCGCGGTGACGGCTACATCATATCACGGAGCATCAGCGCCAGTCCTGTGACTCCGTAAGCAATGGCGAACCCGAAGACATCTTTCCAACTTTTGTCAGACTTCCCCCATTCGTTGATGAACTCATAGGCCAAGAATATGCCAGCGCAACCTAAACCTAGCGGCGCATTCCAACTCGTGAGGACTGCCGCCAGCACCCCTACAGGGAAATGCAGCCAGAAGCGGTGTCTATCATCCGGAGTCGCACCGAAGAACATGAGCACCGCTTGTCTAAGCAAATGGCAGCGTCGGTGAAGAGGCATCCCGTAGATGCTGTCAACCATTACCCCGCTTCCTTCTTCCGGAAGAAGAACGTCACGATCTGCCCACCCCATCCGAGCGTCACACCTAGAGCAAGGTCATACAGACGGCCTTCCATCCCGACACGCGGCGCGACCACCAAGAGGACGAGTAAGATAATGAACACTCCACCGGCCACAGCTAATCGTGATTTCATCTTACCTCCCTAGTCGTGACTTTCCCGGATATAGCCATGCGCCGGGCAATAGAATGTTCCGGCAGTATCGATTGGCTGATGTGTCCAGCAACGGCAGATAGGTACTCTCATCCAGACGCCTTCTCTGGATGAGATGGGCACCCACTCATTGGCCGGGATACCTGTCGTTTGCCCCTCAGTTGGGGGCCTGTAGAAATCTTGAGTGTTTTGCCCCACAGCTATTTGCATGACCTTACCTCCCTACTTTCAGAATCCCCCAGGGTATCATCGACCTGTTGAAGTCCAATTGAAGGCGGTTGAAATTCGCCTGCTGCCACGCGAACAGGGTTACAAGAAGCATCCACAGAATTATTCCCACGAGAACAAATCTTTTCATGCCTCTACTCACTTCGTCGCCGCGTTCACCGCGAGAGTTACCAGCCCGCTTGCCAGCGCGGTTGCTCCTACCAGGATAATGCCGTGCCATAATTTGAGGCCGGACTGCTGGTGGAATCGTTCTTCGTCATCGTGAGTGTCTCTCCACACCTCGAGGGCTTCCATTCTGATCACGCGTTCTTTGCAGACCGGGTTCTTCTCGGGGAGATTCTTCACAGCGTCAGTCAATTCGGCGGCGCCTTGTTTGAGAGACTTGATTTCGGTGATGATCTCCCCGAACATGTACTCGGGGGAGGATTTACTGATATCTTCGGTCATTGCTATGCCTTTCAGCCGTAGATTTCGTATTCCGCCCAGAGTACGGATGCAACCGTACCACCAGCGGCCACGGTAACCACTTTGTACCAGTAGTCCGGCGGCACCCACATAACCATGTTCTTCCAAACAGTACTAGCGCCTGGCGACGTGCCGCTATAACTGTTGGCGAGACTCCCCTGCAATTGCGCTGTGCTCGGAGTCGAGTTGACCCCCACATACCCGTCGAGCTGCGCCCCTGTCGAGGACGATGTCAATCTCAGCGTCGCTACCACACAACGGATGTTTCCCCCATTCTGGTAGGCCGTGTCCAAAGCACGGCCACTCGTGGCAGTGGCAGTCAACGTATTCTTGAGGAACGTGAGATTGTCCCGGATGTCCAGGTTCGCCGTGGACGCCGAGAATATCTCGGCGACTCCGTAGGTGTGCGGCGTGGTCCAGGTCAATGCAGGTCGCTTTCATTCCACGTGATTACCGCTGGAGTGCTCGGGCCTGCGGCCGTGGTGACAATCCGATAGTAGTAGCTGGCCGGCACGAGCATTACCAGATTCTCCCACAGTAGAAGAGAGCCAGTGGAGGAAAAGTTGTTCAACAATTCCGCCACGAGCGTTCCCCCGGTGCTGGGAGTCGAGGTCGCCGACACGTAAGCGTCCAACTGGACGCCACTGGCATTACTGGAGGTCAACCTCAGCGTCGCAGAGACTAACCGGATGCTCGCCCCGTTCTGGTATGTCGTGTCCAGAGCACGCGCCGGCTGCGCCGACGTGACCGTGTTCTTCAGGTAGTTCAACTCATCACGAACGTGAGTATTCATAATCGATGAGGTGATTGTCTCCGAAGTAACCCAGGTGCGAGGAACCGACCAAGCCATTTATGCCCCTCCGGGTATGCTCGGATTATGAGCCGGCGGTGTTACCACCACCGGCTTCTCCGGTATGTCGATTGTCAGCGAATGAGACACGTTCTCCGCCTTCAAGGTATCCACCGTATCCGTCACGAGATAATGTCGGTTCTTCACGAGTCGCTTCTCCAGCAGATGGTCAATCGCCCACCTCTCTTTCGGCCAGATCAATGGGATTGGTAATCCGCCGTTGAACTCGTTCTTGCAGGACTTGCAGAAGAACGTTTCATCCCTGGCAAACTCGGCGCCCTTGCACACCGGGCACTTCGCGATCCATCTTCCCCAGTTGACTTCGGCGTAAGCGTTCAATATGCCAACTTCGTGGTAGAGTCCAATTCCGTAAACCCTGCCTCACCGAGTATCCAAAATTGCTCGGTGTTCGCATCTGAGAGCATCCACGTGGTCCTGATTCCTACGGGGTCTAGGACATCCAAATCATGGTTGATGCCCTCGATGTGATAGTCCCGGCTCAGGGATGCCTGGTCCAGTTTGACTGTCATGCGCGTGCTCAGATCGTGAGCTAACATCGGGTAGAGCGTGCTCGGATTGGAGTTCGGCAGCATAACGATCTGCTTGCATCGCATCACCGGAGCGGCATACCGATTCAAGAGATATTGAGCTTGCGCCAGGGCTTCGGCGTCGGTTTGCATCAACAGAGAGGGCCGTTCCAGACTCCTGACACCGTAGGAATCGGCGCTGGTGGTAGAGGTAGCCACCTGTTCCGTCCCGGTCAACCTGGTCACTCGAATGTCATTGTAGATTCTCAGGTCTTCAAGCGACAGAAGGATGTTCGCGTACTGACTGGTGGTCGCGGTGTCTCCGAAGGTCGCCTGGGACGTGGTGTACGGAGATTGCAGTCTCGCGTGGCGGTCCTGGAAAACCATGTCTCCAGACGCGGATTCGAAGATGATCCCGAGTTCGGTGTCCTCGACCGTGAACAAGTGCGTCATGGCGTTGGTGTTGACTATTTCTCCGGTGGATTGGAGAGGCGATTGTCCTGTGCCGATTGTTCTTGCAGACGTGGGCCAGCCGATCTGATTCAGGACGTTCGTTACCCTCGTCCCTGAAACTTCCGCTGCGTATCCTGTCGCGTTGTTGATCAGATATTGAGAGAGGTTCTTGATGCCGTCCGAACAGGAGAGGTCCATGGCGGGGGCCTTGATCGGTCTCAGAACGAAATCCGGCTGCCAGGACTCAATGTATCCTGTATAGAGATCGTAGGTGTTCAACTCGTAATCGTGGGTCGGGGCAGCGAGATTCCCAGCTACCAGCATCGCTCCATCAAAGTATACCGTGGCAGCGCCGGCATCATCGTTTACGATATACGCGAGAGCCCCGGCAGCCTGGATAGTCGCGGTGACGGTCATAAAGTGCCAGTCGCTATCACCGGCAACGTAGGCAGATGCCTGATTTGCGACGCCATCAAAGATGATCACCCGCCCATGATTGGCATCTGCCGTGTTAATCCACGCGCCGAGAGTTAGAGATGAACCTACGTAGCCGGAATCTATGGCCTGGTACGCATCTGCGTATCCTCCGGTAACTTTTGAGAGAACGCCTGAATATGTGCCTATCTTCGAGACGACTGCACTCCGGGCAAAGGCGCCATCGCCATCTAATAGAGTGGACCATCCACTCGGCGGGTCCGCAGTTTCGAAGCTGGGATTAGTAAGAAGGTTCGCGCCCTGTCTTAGATTGATCCTCTTCCAGGGCAGGACATTCGGCGTATATGATCCGGTGGTGTTGTCCGGCCAGTAGTTGCCATGTTGATTCCGCAATCTCACAGTCGCAGTTCCAGCCTCAAGGCGGTTCAACTCCCATTGTCTCCCTCTTCGAGTGTGGAAGTTCATCAAGTCTGAACTTACATCAACCCACGTCGGCGTCGAAGCAAAGGGATCAGAAGCGAAAGCAATGCGACAGGTGTAGTTCATTGGATGCCACTGCTGACGTTGCGATTCTGCAATAGCAGGATTTGCTCTCGAATTTGGGCCATCAAGTCCTGCTCGGTGATCACAGAACCGGCGTTGTTGATATTGATCGTAATGGTCTCACCCAATCTGCCGTAGTTGCCAAAAGGTGTCGGAGAAGGCATCCCCGGCATCCCTGGTATCGTAGGCATGATAGGTGCTTCCGGTGTCACCGTCGGTGGGGATTTATAGATGCCCCAGTCCGATTCCAGGACAGGAGCAATCTCCCAGTTCCAATTCTTGCCTATGAGCTTACCAGCACGTTCAATAGCAGACATCATGAGGTTGATACTTTTGATAATCAGGTTCACGGCCATGAGAGCGACCACTTTCATTTCATTCCAGATGTTCTCCCACAGCCCTTTTGTCTTATCCCAGTGCTGGATGAGGATTTCCCCGAACTTTATCAGGGCTACTATTGCAAACCCGATGGGTCCGAAGAATATGGAGACGGCCATAGCGATCTTCCACCAGTTCTTCTGCCACTGCTCCGTCACCCAATCCCAATTGAGAATCAGATAGATGATCGCGGCTATAAGCAGGGTTATGCCTAACAGGATTAGCGTAAAGGGACCGCCTAGTATGCCCAAGGCAACCACTGCCGCGAGTATCATCAGCGTCAAGAAGCCCATCATAAGGGCCGCGATACCCAATGCCAGACCTACTTTGAGAATCTGCTCGGCTAGTTCAGGGTGGGCCGTTATCCACTCGTCAATCTTGCCTATAATCTCGGTTGCCTTATCGACGAACTTGGTCATTTCCTTTGATATCATATCTCCTATACGTTCCTTCAGGTCGTTGATCTCATCCATCAGGTTCTTGAAAGGCGACCTCATAGCCACCGCTGACCCCGAGACTTTCCCCTGAATCACATCCAGGGCCTGGGCCGCCGTCTTGACCCCTTCCATCGAGAAACCGTATCTGTTCAGGGCGTTGATATTTCCTTCCGCAACACGTCCCAAGAGAATCGCCGCTGTGGTCACGTCTATGTGCTTCGCGGCCGCCAGGTCAAACGTGATCGGTAAGAGCTTCATCGCCCTGTCGTAAGACCCGGTGATCATCAATAATTGGGAGAGGGCATTCCGTTGCTCGGAGTCTGAAAACCCAGTGGCTTTCTCCGTCGCGGAGATGTAGTTTTCCAAACTGCCCGAAACATCATCGTAGGACACCCCTACGTTCCTCAAAGCAACTGTCAACCGGGCGATTTCTAATCTCTGTTCCTCTGAGGCCCGGTATGACAGAAACAACGCACCAGTGATCGCCGCGCCCATCGCGCCTAACGCTATCGCAGCGCTCTGGGCCTGGCTCTTGATCGCGCCGAAGTTCGCCTGCCAGTTCTTGCTAGAGTCCTGTAGTTCGGCGTTGATCTGGCGCAGTTGGGCGGTGGCCTGGTCTCTGAGTGTAACGAGTATCCCTAGCTCTTGCTCAGCCATTGACTCCCCATGCTATAGTAGTAGCAGGAGGTGTGACATGATGATTCTATTGGGCTTCTTATCATTGGTGTTCTTCGGCGGGATGGTACTGGTGCTTGTCATGACGGCGCGTCGTTGGTGGAAGATAGGCAGCGCCGTAGACCGATGGGCTGATAAGCGCTAACGCGATTTCTCCTCCTGCACCTTGTTCTCGGTGTTGATTAGTGCGTAACATGCCTCATTCCACCAGGACGGATTCCTTCTGTAAACGTCGAGGTCGAAACAGTTGAACGATTTGCACACCTGGTAGGCTCGTATGAGTCGGGCATCCGACTTGGTGATTGCATACTTTCCTTCCCCTTCCATTCCAGACAGAAGGGCGTAGTATCCAAGGTGGATGCCCTCTGTCAGTTTTTTGCGAATGCCTGAGCTTCTTGGGTGATCTGGTCCACCTTCGCAATAAGAGGACCCCTGTATTTCATCCTCAGCAGAGAGACGTTCTCCGGCGTCACCGGGACCGGCTTCCCGTCCTCAGCAAAGGACCAACTCACGATCATCTTTTCGAGGGTGGCCTGTTTCCCGAAGTTCAGTTGTACATCCGCTTCGGGCTTCTTGCCGTCCGACAGTACATGAGCGTTCAGCATCTTAGAAGAGATGAAGTCCATGTCTGCTTGACTCAGCTCTTCCTTGATATCGCACCACTCACCGTCCTCAAACGTGACGCGGACGGTCTCCCCGGAAATGAAGAACTTGCCCATAAACCCTCCTACGTGACTGTGCCGACTGTGATCCCGGACGTCCCGGAAGTCAACTCCCAGTTGATCGTCATGCTGTTGGGGTCGGTGACCTTGACGGGCAGCGCAATGCTCTTGATCCAAGCGTTACACGTGATCAACGGATACCCCGAGGTTGTGCCCTTGGGGCCGAACTGCACCGCCCACCCGGTCGAGGGATAGGTCTGCTGCGACGATTGGAACCCTCCTACCGTCCCCCATATCGTCGTCCCGGTCGAAGCGGAGTCGAACACATGCACTGAACTGAAGGATGCCTTCTGGAGTCCGGGATAGTTCGTATGCCCGACGTTCCCGGCGACCGTGACATCTCCCAGGTCAACCTCCCCTGGGAGCCCGTTGACCTCTTTGGTGGTGGTCGAGTACGAGGTGACCGCACCCCCTGACGGAGTGCCGACTGCGAAGTAGAGTGACCTGCCGTGGGAAAGTGACAAAATAGCACCTCCTAACGTGCTACCAGTTCGGTAGCACCTTGCATTTTAGAACCAACTGACTAATATCTGACCAAACTGAGAGCCATAGTACACGACGAAGCGGCGTTGACCCACGCTGCCCGAGTATAGCGCAGAAGCTGGCTGGAAATTGCCACGCGCTGCGTCTCTGTTGAGGAGGCGGCAGCGAATGTAGCCGAAGTCGTCTGTTCCCCAGCCCACGCATCGGTCGAGCTTTGCTGGACGGATACCGTCAGTGACGTACCCGTCATCGAGAGCACCTGTAGATACGCTGCCCCGCCTGTCGTACCGGAAGCAGCCGTATTATCCACGGAAGCTCCCTGCCCTGTCGAGGCGGCGGCTATAGTCTGTTTGCCGTCAGTGAGTAAGACCCCGCGCTCAAACGGCCAATTGTTCGTCTCCACATTGATTGTCGCTCGGTTCACGTCCGTCACCACGACTTTCATCGCGTTGCTTTTGAGTTTCACTTCCCCGCACGAGTAGGCCGGCTTGCCGGTTGAATTCCCAAACGCTATCATCATTCCGTATCCCGATGCGGTGGCTTGCACCATGCCCTCGAACAGGTTCTTCTCCGTGTCGTTGTACACCGCCTCAATGGTGGCGGTGTCCTTCGCCAGACCGGGAAAAGAGGTGTGCCCGATATGCCCAAACGTAGTAACGTCCGCCAACTCCTGTAGGCTGTTCGGTGTGACCGTGTTCAGGTCGCCGGAGATATCTACTCCGTTGACGAAGATTTGCGTATTCCTACCGTGAGTTAGCATAATTTCACCTCAGCTCGAAACCCATACATCGAGTCCCAAACGAGCGCCAAGATATTCCATTCCGCCGTACACAGCGGGGCCGTAGTTGGTAATCCCCGTCACTCGACAGCAATCAGCCGTCGTGCCCCATGAAATAGCTTCGATGGTACTCTTGATAGAGCTTGACCCGGCACTCTGCAAATACGGGTCGAGGTCATCCTGCGCCTGTTCCACCGTCGCTCCCTTGTTGACTAATACCTCGACGTACAGGTGATAGACCATGCTCGCATTTTGCGCCGACAGGTCAAACGACACCGGCTCCGTAGGGCGGAGAGCGGGGAAGGCGAAGGGCGGTATCACGACTGAGGGAACGCTGACAGCGTGGTTCAGCCCCGTGATGCCGTCCAGGGCCGTGTCAATGAGGGACCTGATCCCCGAAAGACTCACTTGCCCCACTCCGACGCTAGTTCTTGCCCGAACGTCACCATGAAATCTCCCATCTCACTTTTCGTCTGCTCAATGGTCGGCCCCAGGAAAGGGTAGGCCGGCGCGAACGACTTAACCAGCCTCTTCTTCAACGGCGGCACGAACTGTCCAGGAGTCTGCTTATGACCGAACTCCACGAACGGCGCATAGAAGACATTGGTCCCCACCCTCGCGGTGTAGTCGTCAATCTTCTCGGGTGTGATCGAAGCTCTCAGCCGTCCTGTCTGGACTTTAGGGCCCGGTCTGCCTGTAGCATTGATCTTGGCTTGCCTTTCGATGATCAGCGCCGCCCGCATGACGAGAGACCCACCAGAGAGCTTCTTAGCCACGTCCTCAGCGGCTCTCTGTATGCGTTGGAGGTCCTTCACGTCCACCTGAAACTCGATCACACTATTCTCTCTCGCCGATACTCTCTAATGGCGTCTTTCACGTCCGGGTCCAAACCCTTCCAGACCTGGACGCTGCCCATGTCGGTGTTGATAATGGTGTTCACGTAGCCCGACTCTCGACGCTTCCAAGACCGGATCGTCTGAATCAAGCACGCCTGAGTAATCGCCTGGGGGTAGTCGTAGGCGCTGATCGAGGTGCTTACGGTGTGCGCCGCCGCCGAAGTCCCATTTACTGCCCGCGCGACAGGAACTGAAGAAGCAGTCGGAGCGGCGTTGACGTATAGCTGCTCGGATTCTATCCGGAGTGTCATGCCCGCCGTGATCTCGGACGCGGTGGACGCAGTGACTGACAGTGTAGCAGCGGTCGAAGTGGCATCGCTCCCCACCACCGGAGTGAGTGAGCGCGTATAAGACGCCGGCCAGTCCGCGCCGTAACCGAACACGCCTGTTATCTCGATCCCTTTTGGTATGCCAGCCGCGAAGTGTCCGATGTCCCCGTTGGGATTGATTTCCAGTCTCGTCTTCGGCGTGCCGTTCAAGGGATAGAGGAAACAATCGTAAGGCGCTGTCGAAGCCAGGTTGTACTCGGTGTCATACGTCCCGTCTCCGTCCGGGTCGCTCTTCAAGGTGGTGATTGACTGGACGTCCCAATCGAGTATCAGTCTGCGTCCGCTCCCGTCTTGGTAGTACGAGCCCTCGTAGATGTAGTAGAAACGATTGGTTTCCTTATCGATCATCCGGGAGGACTGCTCCGCGATCCGGAGAAGCTGGGTATCGAAGTCCGTCCCGGAGATTCCGAGACTGCCCGCGTTCTTCAGGGTTCCCAAACTAACGTAGCTATTCACTTACGTTTCTCCGAAAGGGAATCGGGCCATCTGTCCATCCATCGAACTTGCAGTGAAGGATGCCGTCCTGCGATAGCTCCAGCGGCCACCCGCATTGGGGGCAGTCCGTTCTCTGGTAAGGCTCCAGTTCTTCACACGCCTTCTTCATGGCTAGGATGTCTAGGCCGATAGGGTTACTCATAGTTAGGTATCAATCCTGACGAGATACGATATGTCTCGCGGCGGCTCAATTTCTGAATCGTCCTTTGGAGATTCCAACCCGCAGCGTTTGCCCCTCTCATGCTCTGCGCCCTAGGGGTAATGTTCTCGGGGTAAATGTAATGCCCTACGGTTTGCACCGTACCAGAGGTCAAGGTGATATTGGCTGCTGCCGATGGTGCTATACGCAGGACATGAAAGGTGTTGCTCCCTGATATGGTGTGCGCTGTGCCGTTCAACTGGACTTCGTTGTAGGTGGTGATTCCACCGCCAGCAAATGCTCCTGTGCCAATGACTTTGATGGTGGCTGTGTTGGCGGTGAGGGTTGGCGGCCCAGCAGCAGCAAAATCAACCTCAGTACATTCCACCACGCTAGCCCCTAATGTTAAGGTCGCACCTACCCACCCTTTCAACAAGGCGACGCTTATAGACTGTCCATTTGTGTCAAGTGTGCCACTGACAATGTTGAGACTGCGCCCACTTGCCAATGTCAGAGAATCTTGTAAGGTCACAGTACCATTATAGATGGCTAAATTAGCGCCTTGTACCCCATTCGTGGTCAACACACCTGTACCCCGCATAGACCAAAAGTTGTTGTTGTTAGTGAAGGTCATTGCGGCTATGAAAGTGGCGTCGCCAAAAATAGACAGTTCATTGAATAGGGTCAGCGTAGGACTATTCGTCGCTCCTGACCAATCCATGCTAAGCGTGTTGGCAGCCACATCTACTGTCACTGTCTGTCCTGCTATAGAAAATGAGCTAGCATCGAAGTAGACACTATCAGCAGAAGTGGGCGTGGATGCACCAGGAGCGCCGCCAGAGGACGCAGACCAGTGATTGATGTTGTCAGACGTGTTGCCAGAGTTGGCGACCCAGAAACGGTCAGCCATTTATGCGATCAACCTGTACGAATAGTAGAGATAGGAGCCCTGCTTCACACCGCCTATTACATTCGACGTGCTCGCGTTGGACGCTATCTGACAAGCCACCTGGAAGTTGCCCTTCCCTGAAAACAATGTCCCTGACGAAGGCGTAACCGTCCGATAGCAAGTGAAATCCACGAGTGTGGTCGTGGAAACAACTGCCGCCAGAGTGGTAGAAGTGAATGAGGCTGTCGTATCATACGTCGATTGTGCGTTGTCCTTGATGAGATACTTGACCAGTGGGCTGTCCGTTGTCACGGTCAATCTCAACCCTACGGTCAGGCCATATTCCAGTTCCGTAATGATCGCGTTCGAGGGCATCTCTACCGTGATCTCTTCAACAGTGATGAAGCTGGTACTCCCGGCAGTGGAGACACTTGCACCGTAAATCGCTCCGGTGGTGTTGGCCGCACCATCTCTACCGAATGGATGAATCGTCTCTGTGAGCAGTGAACCAATCATGTTAGCCTCCTATTCTACCGGGACCTTCGCTACCTCAGCGTTGTATTCAGATTCGATCTCGTCTTTCCTTTGCGCGTATCTCTCTCTGGCAAAGGCTTTGGACCTTTGATAGGCTTCTCTGGCCGTGACGGGCGCATTCGCGAGTATCCGGTCCGCTTCTGTGTTGTCAAGGTTGAACCTTTCCTCAGCGTGTTTCATTGCCCGGTCGTACTCTTCTCTGTTGGCCTTGTGCGCTGCCCGGTGAGTTTCACTGGCCGTCTTGTCGGCGCCCTCGAATACCTTGTCCGCCTCCACCGTGGCCGAGTAGAACTCCTGGCCCGCTTTGGCTAAGCTCAGGTCGCGGTCAGACTCCAGATGTTTCAGGGACTCTTGCATGTCCGTTCCCTCCAGCCGGGCATTCCCGATTCAAGACCAGTTTCTCGTACACGGAGATAGCCGCAAAGGGCAACTTCCCCTCGTGCTCGCAGTCAATCAAGAGTTGGCGCACGAAGTCCCAGGTCTCCGGCGGCATTTGAACGTCCGACAACCACTCCCCATTCTGCGGGTTCTCCGGAGTCGCCGGCCCGAAGCCGAAATTAAGAGAGCCATCCGGCAGCTTCTGCACCTGGACGTTGTGCGTCGTAGCTTCATCGGCCTTGGGAAACAGGACCCA